AGTTGAAGAGATAGGTAAAGGGCTTCATGTTTTCTTTTGATACCATAAATGATTTTGATGACCACATTGAAAGTTCAATTCCAAATTATTATTTGTTAAATGAGTCAGTATTAAGCCTGTCTAAGTTTTTTGTTGTTCCACAAACTAGGGTCATTGACTTGGGATGTTCAACAGGTAAGTTGCTGAAAAAAATTGAGCACAATGGTTTAAAAATTGGAATTGATAAGGCTAAAAATCTTTTGCCTGAAGATGAAGAAAATGCAGTTTTCTTAGATTGCCCAATTGAAGACTTTAGAGATTTTGGAAATACCAGTTTGGTGCTTTCAATGTTTACACTTCAATTTATGCCTAGAAAGTCTCGTCTAGATGTCCTGTGTCGAATCCATGACGGAATGATTGACAAGGGAGCGTTTATCTGGGCTGAAAAGGTTTACGCAAATGGTGGCATTGAACAAGACTTAATGAACTTCGCGCATTACGACTTCAAGCGTAAAAACTTTACTGCCGAAGAGATTCTTAGCAAGGAAGAGGACTTGCGCTCCATTATGCGTTTAAACACATCAGATGAAAATGAGCGCTTGGCTCGTGAAGCAGGATTTGGTAAAGGAATAAAATTCTGGAAATTCTTTAATTTTGAAGCCACGCTCTACATCAAATAGCGCGAGTTGTCAGATAGTATTGCAAGAATACCAGAGTATTATGCAGTGGTATTCGCTGGCAGGATGGAAAAATGGCAGAAAAACTAGACCTATCTGAATTAGGTTCTACTGGTCTGCGTCACGCAGGTGGCACGGTTTATGAAGAGTTCCTTGTAGCCCTTCGCGCCCAAAATGGTCAACGTGTTTACCGTGAAATGGCTGACAATGACCCTGTAATTGGTTCCATCCTTTACGCGATTGAAAAAGTTATTGTTCGTCTTGATTGGCGAGTTGACCCCTACCTAGAACCCAATTCTGAAGGTGCACCAAAAGATGAAGATGCTGAAGTAGCAGACTTCATTGAATCTTGCTTACATGATATGTCGGATTCATGGGATAGCACGCTTTCTTCAATTCTTTCAATGCTCCCATTTGGTTTCTCATTCCACGAACTTGTTTACAAGCGCCGTATAGGTCCAGAAGAAAAAGATAGTTCACGAAAGTCAAACCACACCGATGGAAAAATTGGCTGGCGCAAGTTTGCTATTCGTAGCCAAGAGTCTTTGACCCGCTGGCACATTTCTGAAGATGGTGGCATCGAGGGAATGACCCAGAATGACCCTTCAGGCGGTGGCACTCACACAATTCCTATTGAAAAGGCTTTGTTGTTCCGTACCACGGCTACCAAGAACAACCCTGAAGGTCGTTCCCTACTTCGCAATGCTTACCGCCCTTACTATTTCAAAAAGCGCGTTGAAGAAATTGAAGCAATTGGTATTGAGCGCGACCTTGCTGGACTTCCAGTTGCCTACGTTCCACCTGAGTATTTATCTTCAACCGCTACAGATGCTCAAAAGGCAGTTCTAAATAGCATTGTTGACATTGTTCAGAACATCAAGCGCAATGAGCAAGAAGGCGTAGTTTTCCCTGCTCAGTATGACGAATCAGGTAAGAAACTATTCGACCTAACATTGCTTTCCACTGGTGGCAATCGTCAGTTCGATACAGACAAAATTATCTCTCGTTACGACCAGCGCATTTCGATGTCGGTTCTATCTGACTTCATTTTGCTTGGTCACGAACAGGTTGGTTCATTCTCACTTGGTACCGCCAAGATGGATTTGTGGTCAATGGCAGTTGACGCTATTGCCAAGAACATTGCTGAAACTATTAACCAGCACGCAATCCCACGCCTAATGCGCTTAAACGGAATGGATGCTTCGCGCCTACCTGTTTTGACTTATGGCGAGGTCGCACACATTGACCTAACCGAAATCAGTAATTATGTAACTAACTTGGCTAACGCTGGAATTATTGTTACTGACCCTAACCTTGAAGATTACTTGCGTCAGTTGGGTGGATTACCTCCAGCAGAACACGATGCAGAATCCACAGGTGCAGTTGACGGTATGCCAGCAGAAATGCCAGAAGATGACATGGAAGACACCACCGAAGATGACATGACCGAGGAAGACGCAACTTCGGATAACGCTTTCTAGGGGCAACTGTGGGACACATAGTTCGCAAAGCCCGACCCCGTGTTTCTTCGGCACCGATGTTTACTGGGGCTGAACAGCAAATCTACGACATCATTAAGACTTCGCTTTATCGCTTAGGTCGCACAGTTGACGCCGATGCAATGGCTCGCGCAATCATTAACTTGCAACCAGATGTCTTAACAAAAGTTTTAACCAGTATTAGCATTGGTGAATTGCAAACAGTTTTGCGTCAAGGAATTCTTGCGGTCATAAATAATTCTGGTAAAGCAACGGTTGACGAAATTCAACCAACAATTTCCGCTACTCCGTCTTGGGGCAACGAGTTCACAATTACAGGTAAGCCAAACACCAAACTTCGCTTCGATGTAAACAATCCCCTTGCCGATGACTTTGCAGACAAACAAGCGGCGCGTTTAGTGACAGCAATTGACGAATCAATGCGCTCGGCTATCCGAACCGTAATCAGTGAATCATTTAAGAATCAGGTTCCAGTTGACCTTACGGCTACACGGCTTCGGCAATTTATTGGTTTGCACCCACGTTGGGCATTGGCTGTAGACCGCTATTACACGCGCCAGTACGAGAGTCTAAGGAATAAGGGCATAGCCCACGAAAAAGCGCTCAAAAGGGCTGAGGTGGTCACTGAGACCTATCGTAGGCGCCTGATACAGGCACGCTCGTCAATGATTGCTCGTACCGAGATTCAGATTGCTCAAAACTGGGGTCGCCAGTTGGCTTGGCAACAGGCTTCAGATGGTGGCTGGGTTGACCCAAATGCTCAGAAAGTTTGGAAAACCGCTTCTGCAACTATGGGTGGAGTTCCCCCATGTGACCGATGTGCCCCAATGGAGGGCGAGAGCGTGCGCTGGAACCAGTCTTTCTCCAATGGTCTACTAATGCCACCCGCTCATCCACATTGTCGCTGTACGGCGTTCCTAGTCCCACCTGACAGAGGTTTAAATGATGCCGAGTACATTCGAACGGGGATTGTTCGATGAAAACTGTATTTGTATTCCCACCAGTTCGTAAGCACCTTGCGGGCGGTCACGACCAAAGTTCACATGGGTCATGGGCTGGATTTACGTTTGAAGAACAAAAGGGCGTTAGTGGAACTACATTATCCATGAAAGACAATAATGGAAAAACTCTAGCCACAGCACTTTATGTAAAATCAAATGACATAGAAATTCAACAAATAGATTCTTATGACGAGGGAAAAGGTTACGCCACTAAATTATTAACTAAAATTTATGATTCGTTTCCAAACAAAATTATTTTCTGGGGAAAAACAATTTCTCCAGCGTCAACCCACTTAGCCGAAAAATTTAACAGCAATTATGGAAGAACTCTATACATACCTTGGGGTGACGGTTCTAGTGAAGACAAAAAATGGGGAGAAGAATACGGTCAAAGCGAGCCAATTAAAAAGCACCTTGCAGGGCAACACGACCAATCCAGCCATGGTTCATGGGCAACTGCTAACGGTTACAAACTTGCATCAACAGATGACCTTCCATCTTTAGATTCAGCAAATTATGATTCAACGGTACGGAACGCCAGAGATAATTACGTTGGTTTTGGCTACACATGGATGAACGCCTACCTTCGTGATGGATACATTGAAGACACAGTGAAAATAATTATGAGCGATGAGATTTCAAAAGATGAAGCAATTGCTCAAATAGATTCTTTAAAAAGCGCATTGTATGAAAGCCAAACAACACAAGATTTAACCGTAACTAGATGGACACGAACTGGCGAAAGCATACTTGGAGAAAAAATCTCTGAAACGTCAAACCTTGAAAGCCTTATTGGAAAGACTTACAACGCTAAAGGTTTTACATCAACTTCTGCCCCAAGTAGTTTACATTCAAGCGTAAATGATTCGTATAAATCAACATCAAAAGTTTTAGTAAACATTCATATGCCAGCAGGTACCTATGGCGCTACTGTGGGAAATGATAAAGAAAGTGAATTTATTCTTGCCCCAGATACTTTCTTTGTAGTTATGGGAGCAAACGATTTAGGCGAAGGTAGAATCTCATTAGACCTTTTAGTGACAGGACAGGGCGATGGATAGATTTACTGATTCATTTCTGTCTGAGGTAAGTCCAGATAAGGCTTTACAGCATCGCTTACGCGCAGAAGTAATTCTTGGTCGCTCACTTTTAGCAAAGCACCTAGCGGGTCAACACGACCAACGTACTCATGGAAGTTGGGCTGGCGGTGGCGCTGGAGTTGACATTACCAGCGACATGGATAAGTTATTTTACAATTCAGATGGGAAAATAAATCAAGAAACTCAAAATGTCATTAATGAAATAATAATTAAATCTTCTGTAGGTAAAGAATCTGGGGATATTGCTTTAAAAATTATTGCAGAACGTCAAGGATTTATAGGTGTACCTAAAACAGTAAAAACAATTGCAGAACTACAAAAATTGCAAGAAACAGAAGGTGGAATCCTTGTTTATAGAGGATTATCTAATTATTCTGCTGATAGTGCTCAGCGTAATGAAAATACTGGCAACATTTCGTATTCAGCCGAGCAGGGAGTAATTGATTTTCGTCAAGGAAATTATCATGCAGGTTATGGCGCATTTGGAAATGGTATTTACACAACCAAATTACCAGAAGAGGCGCAAAGTTATGCTTTTGATGTTGATGAAGAAAGCGGAAGTCTTGGCAATGGAAAAGTAATGGCAATGCACATTCCAAAAAATGCCAAAATGCCAACACAAGCACAAGTTCAAAGCGCAATGAAGTTGATTAATTATGACCATCTTGAGCCAACTCATAAAAACAATGTTGCAAGAATTCTTGCTTCTCAAGGTTTTCAGGCTTACAACGCTGGTTTTATTCAAGACGATAAGAGTCGAATTTTTGTTATTTTGGACAGGTCTATGCTTACAGTTGCGGAACAAGATTGGATGATTGGATTATGATAACTCCAACTCAATCACGCCATTACGCCCGTATGGTTAGAGACTTTACCCCCGATGAAGCACGGGCTTACAACAACCACCTTCTTGCAGGTAAAAGGGCAGAAGACTTTTTCGCAAAAATGGAAAAGCACCTTGCTGGACAACATGACCAGAGTTCCCATGGCAGTTGGTCTAGTGAAACTTTTGAAGATTTAGAAGTTTGGAGTATCCGTTCAAATGAAGCGCTAGGTAGCACTGAAGACGAGCGTGAGGCTTTTTATGAAAAAGCAATGAGCCAACAAATTAACGCTGGTTATGACGTAGGCGCCTATCCAGAGTATAAGCGTCCGTTAGAACTTTATCTAAGCAGTGAGTACAAATTAATTAATGAAGCATTGCGAGACCCATTAATTTCTACGCAGGGGATTGAAGGGGAAATCTCTGATTTAGATGAAGTGATAAATAATGCCCCCACTTTAGAATCACCACTTTTGGCATACCGAGGTGTAAACGATTCAATGACGGGATTCTTTGGAAATTTAAAAGTTGGCGATGTCTTTGAAGATAAAGGTTTTGTTTCTACAACTTTAGACCCTGAAATTGCACATCAATTTACGGGAAGTTCTATGTTTAGTAAAATTCTGCAATTTCATTTACCTAAAGGTACAAAGGGTCTTTTTCCTGAATACTTTTTAGGTGACGAGGTTTACAGTTGGAAAGAGCGTGAATTTTTACTTCCAAGAGATACTAAATTTAAAGTAACGCAAATTCGTGGCAGTATCATAGACGTGGAGATAACCCAGTGAAACCTAGAGTTGAAAGATTTGGTTATGACTCTGCTCAAGGGCTAAGTCTTGTAATTAAAAAAACAAAATCTGTTTATGTAGTTCCGCCACTGGCAAAGGCTGTTGACGATGACTACAACCCCCTTGCCAAATACACAAAAACTGCTCACGTTGCTTTAGGTCGCTCACTTGGAATTAAGGCTGGTGAGTTCATAACTGAAAAGCATCAGGCTGGCAAGCACGACCAAGAGACTCATGGCAATTGGGCTGGTGACAGATTTAGTCCAGATTCAGTTAAGTCTGCTCGTGACGGTGCAAAAGAGTACGCCTTTAAATTTGGAATTAAACAAGATGACAGCATTGAGTATGACGAAGTAGTTGCCAACCGCGCTCGTGCATCAAAGATTGCTGACGCTTATGACGACCTACCGAAGTACGACAAAGACGCTGTAGATGAGTACGAAGCCTTAGCCAGCGAAGTTGAACAACAGTATGACTACATGACCAAAACCCTTGGCATCAAGGTTGAGTTCATTTCGGAAGACCCATACAAGACATCTAAAGAAATGTTTGCTGAAGTTTCCACTGGAAAACTACGGGTTCTCAAAACTGCATCCACTGGAGCGCATCCATTATTTAGTAACCAGCAGAATGATAAGTTCCGTGCAGTTCACGATTACTTTGGTCACGCGGCTACTGGTCGAGGGTTCGGGCAAGACGGCGAAGAAGCGGCGTGGGTTCATCACTCACAAATGTTCGGCAAAAAGGCTCGTGGCGCTCTAACTACCGAGACCCGTGGACAGAATTCTTGGTACAACACTCGCAAGAATGGCTTTGCTGACCAAAAGGTTGCGTTACTTCCTGAGCAGTATTGGGAAGTTCCAGCGGTGTTTGCAAAGCATCAAGCGGGTACACATGACCAATCTACACATGGCAGTTGGGCTACTGGTATTGCTGGAGTAATCTCACTGAAAACTGCTGGGCTTAAAGACAAGGGCATAACACAAGAGTTTTTATCAAGTTACGGAGAAGAAAAAGATAAAATCTATGAAAATTTAGAAGAAATTGCTACAAAAGTCGCTAGTAAACTTGAAGATGTAGAAATTGATGAGATTTTAGAAACCGAAGGTTTTCAAATGACCTCGCAAGCCCTTGAATTTGATGAAAGTAATTACCCTGACGGAATGTCATACAGGTCTTTGCTTAGAACTTCTAAAGGTGATGTTGCTGGAGTAATGGCTCTTGCCATGGAAGAAGATTTAAGCACTGAAGAGGGATACGTTACAGAACTTTATTACCTAGGCACTACTGGAATTGTTGACGGGGCTGGAAGTATGCTTTACGGACAAGCAATAAATTATGCTTATGAAAATAAAACTGGATTACAACTTACTCCACTAAAAGACGCTATACCGTTTTGGGAAAGCATGGGATTTAAAAAAGTCACTCCAGTTCCAAATCAGGTGTCATCGGATTATCTAGAAATGTCTTTTGAAGAAGTACAAGCAATCTGGAAAGAATTAACAATAGTAGAAGGTGCAATGCCTAATGCCTAAAGGAATAGCAAGTTTTACTGATGAACCGTTTTTGCTAAATATGCTAGATAAGTTTAATGAAAGCAAAGAAGAAGATTCTGATGATGCCAATGAAGAACCTGAAAGCGAGTTGACCAGTAGTTAGCAATCCCTATGAGGTAACCTATCTTCATGTCACGCGCTAACCGAATCGCTCGTCTTGTTGCTATCCAACAGGGCACTGAGTTCGTTTTGCTTAAGCACCGTCAGGGCAAGCATGACCAAGCAACCCACGGCTCATGGGATACAGACCGAAGCAACAACAAATCTGATTTCAAATACCCAGTTCAAGACGCAATTGACAAAGTAATAAAAGGCGAAGTTGGCAAAGTAGTTCCTGCCGATGCCGAGTTTTTGCTAGACAAAATGGCTGACCGCGAAGACAACCCAGACTTAACCAATCTTGAAATTGTTGGTACCCAGTTATTTACCCGTGACAACCTAGGCATTATGCGCGACCAAATGCCACAAGTTCCTAGCGGAGCCAAGGATGAGTTTCTTGATGAAATGACTAAGCGCGGTATCAAGGTTAAAAGAGACGATGTTTCTCCTCAAAAATTGCACCCAATTCAGGCTGAAATTTCCGCTTCTAAAACTGGAAAGATTCTCCGTGACCTAAATCAGAACGGTCATAAAAAAGGTGATGGCGCCAGAATTGTTGTTTCTTCAGATAACTATGTAATTGACGGACACCATCGCTGGGCGGCGTCTGCCTTTATGTCTTTAAACGACAGTGATGAAAAGATTCCTGTATTGCGCGTTGACATGACACACATGGAATTGATTGATGTTGTTCGGGCTTGGAACAAAGCAATGGACATTAAACCAATTGGCATGGGAGAAAGTAACACCTTTAAAAAGGCTTGGGTTGAGTTCGAATTAGCAGTTATTAAGGGAATCCTTACAACCGAAATGCAAAAGCACCTTGCAGGACAGCATGACCAAGAGTCTCACGGTTCATGGGCTGGAGAAACAGAGTTTTCCATAGAAGAATTTTTTGATAATGAAATTGCTAGTCATACAGTTTTAATTAAAGGAAATTTTCCTACAGCGCGTATAGTTTTTGAAGAATTAGACGGCTGGTTAAATGATGAAGTAAAAAAAGAAATTTACAAAACCGTTGCTGAACTACAAACTCATTTTCCAGTTGAAGAAGCAAGCATTATTTTTGATGATAATGCTTTTCAAGAAATTGCAGACAGACACAACATAGACAGTTCAAATACTTTGGCTTTTTGTTATACTGGAGAACCAAAAATTACTTTTAATATGCAGGAATCTCTTGGAAGAGAAGATGATGTATGGGGTGGTGAGCGTTCAGGTTCAAAAGCAAATTGGCTTGTTCATACCATAGTTCACGAATGGGGTCACGCTCTTGATAAAAGGTCAGAAAATAAAATTTTAGACGACAAATTAGAGCATGAAAAAAAAGATAGTGCAAAATGGATTTCCGAGGGTCAGACTGAATATGGCATGACTAATACTTTTGAATCTTATGCTGACGCTTTTGCGGAATGGTTTTTTTCAGGCGGAAAAACTTCATTTCCTCATGTTAGAGAAATGGCTTCTGAGCATGGCTGGGATACTGGCGCCTTTGCTGTAAATAAAAATGTTGGAACAAAAATTTTGGTTTCCGATACTTTTAACACGGAAATTCCTCCTACCTACACAATTTTGTCAGATGCTACAAAGCACTTAACAGGTCAGCATGACCAATCTAGCCATGGCAGTTGGTCTACAAAGTTAAATCCAGACGTGGCTTCTGACATTGTTAGATTTACTCAGGAATGGGGCGGATTATCAATCAACATGGTTGATGGTTCAATGCCTACATCTGGTTACATGGTTGCAAAACCACCAGAGTTCGGCAGAATTGTGGACAAAGTTGACTTTGTTAACCCAGTTAAAGGTCCAAAAATCCTTTCTGAATACATGAAAACCCATAAAAATGACCTAGGTAATGGAAGAAACTATCTTGGCACATGGCTAAATGATAGTAAGGTATATCTTGATGTTTCTGAAAACATTCAGGAATTGTTTGAAGCAATAAGAAGAGGTCGGGAGCGTAACCAGAAAGCAATCTGGGACGTTGCTAACCTAAGCGAAATAGACACAGGAGGGACTGGTCTTGTCAAAGAAAGAAATCAAGACAGTAGAGTTGAAGAACATCTCGGAAATGACAGACGCGGAGATAGACGAGTACGCGCTGAAAATTTGGGGAAGTCTTCAGGAAAAGAAAGACTAACAGTATTTGTAAAGCGACCAGTTCAAAAACATTTGGCTGGTCAGCACGACCAGAGTTCACATGGTAGTTGGGCTGGAACAACCAGTCTTGGTGCTGGTTCTAATCTGACGTATAACGAAATGGCAGATTTAAAAAGAAGTCAAAGCGACACGCAGGTAAGCAAAGTTTATGATGCTGAGTATCAAACAGAATCTTTGTTAGTTCCTGACGTGCCAAAACCACTAGACATTTACGAAAGCCCAATTAGAGAAGAATTTGGCTCGCGCGAAGATTATTTAAAAGCGTACAAAAAATACTCAGATGACTGGGACAAATGGACTAACGAAAACAATACTTACATTGAATCCGATTTAGCAACTAAGCATTTAGATGGAACTATAAAAGGTGCTAGAGGTTACATTAATGAAGTAATTCTTTCTGATTGGTTTAAAGAAGAATACGGCGTAGACGGGCAAATACCGCGCTTTAGACCAGAGGTAAAGCATTTACCTGCAAGTAGTAGACTTGGTGGAAGATTTATTATGAAGGGTGGTGGAAAAACTTTTATAGAAATTAATAAAAGTACAAATAGAAATGAAGCAACTATTTTGCATGAAATAGCCCATTACGCTACAACTATTAGCCAAACCAATAGGCATCAGGGTCACGGAAAAGAGTTTGCCACCGAGTATTTAAAAATTATTAGAAATTTTGCCCCTAAATTTGCAATTGCTCTTGAGGATAATTTTAAAAAGAATGGAGTTTCCTATGAATGATGAAGAAAAAAAAGACATCTTGTATGTAGTGGAAGACCCAATTAATCCATTTCGTAACCCTGAAAAAGAACCAATAACACACGACCAAGAAACAGGGTCATAGTACCTAGCGTGCATTAAAGTGGCATAAGGTTTGCCACCACTAGGAGTTCTCATGTCTGTAGGTTTCTCGCATCTTAATGATGCTGAGTTAGAAACACTGCATAAATCACTGCACACTGACGTGGCAAATCCAGCAGTTCTTGAAGCCCACCACTCTGTAACTACCGAAATCCTTGCACGCGGTCTTGAGCACGGTCACGAAGATGACCAGTGGAATCGAGCCGTAATTGAGTTGGAAATAGAAGACCAAATCCCAGTTTCCAAGGCTATTGCTGAAATGCCGACTGACATTGCCGAGCAAGTAATTGAATCCTTGGGCAATCCTGAGTTCGTTAAAAAGACCACATTGCTTACGGTTGATGGATACACCCTAAAATTTGACGCTTTTGAAAAGTCCGAAGAAGTAGAAATGCGTCTAAACGAAACCCAAAAATTGCTTTACGAAACCCTTGAAGCCGTTGTAGAGCGAGTTGGCTCTTTTGACCAAGGCTCAGGTGCTAACGGCGCTCACTACATGGAAAAGAATCCTTTTGTAAAAGAAGGAATGATTTGCGCCAACTGTGTATTTTATGAAGGCGGTCAAGCCTGTGAAATTGTTACTGGTCTAATTGACCCAATGGCTCTATGTAAGTTCTGGATTATTCCTGAAGATTTACTTGACCCATCCGTCACTAAGCACCGAGCAGGACAACATGACCAGTCAACCCATGGCTCATGGGCTGGAAATGAAGTAACAGATTTAACACCGAATCAAATTGACGAAAACAATGAATACGGGGATGAAGCCAATTCTTTAGCAAGGGGATTGCGCGAAAGAATGGTTAGTGCAGAACCACAATTAACCGCTGACATGGTTGAAATTGCAGACGCTAACTTTGGAACCATGAAGGGTTTGCAACATCGCCTAAAATCCGAAAAGTCTTTAGCCCGCAAAATTAAGGCTGATTCTGAAGATTATGGTGGGGATTTAGCAAGGGCTACTCAAAATGTTAGCGATGGATTACGCTACACAGTTTCTTTTGATGAAGAAAACTACGCTAACGGTGTTATGTCTACTCTTTCCTCTTTACAAGATAAGGGATATCAACTTTCTCGAATTAAGAATTTTTGGCAAAAGGGCGATGCTTACCAAGGAATTAACGCAAAAATACTTCATCCAAGCGGATTTGAAGTAGAACTACAGTTTCACACCCCAGATTCTTTTGACGTTAAAGACCGTAAAAGCCATAACATTTATGAAATGTATAGAGAAGAAACAGATACTAAAAAGCGTTTTAAGCACTGGAAGTCAATGGCTAAAATGTTTGCTCAAGTCATAGTTCCAATTGGGGTAGCGGGTATTGGAGACCCAGCAGTTCAAGCCTTTACTGCTGGCGGAAAACAATTTATTTTCAAGGCTAGAGCGAGGAAGATGTAATGCGTTATTTTTACCGTGTTGACTCTAGCGACATTATTACCTCTGCCTATCGGTTTATGGTTGATGAAGGGTTAGAAACCGTAACTGATGAAAAATGGACACCAAATGGCTGGGTTGATTCTGGAAACAAAGTAGTTGAATTTTTAATTACTGGTCTTGGCGACCTAGAAGAAGTAACCGAAGACGACATTAGAAACTACAGCCCTGAAATCTTAGAATCCCCAGAAGTATCTTTTGTGTCCAAATCGGCTGAAGAGCGCCGTTACACACTAGGTCCAATGTACGTTCCAGACCGAATTGACGCCCATAACGAATGGACGGATTCTCTTGAGTTGCAAAAGTCTGTTTGGGATTATGTACGCAGTGGAGACCGCCGAATTCGCCTACAGCACGACAAAGAAGTTGTTGCTGGAGAATGGGTAGAAGTCATGGCGTGGCCCTACGAGGTTGCAGTTCCAATGCAAAAAGCCGATGGCAGTTCGGCAAAAATGACATTCCCACAAGATACGGTATTCCTTGGAGTTATCTGGGAACCATGGGCTTGGGAAATGGTCAAGGCTGGCAAACTTCGCGGTTATTCAGTTGGTGGTCGCGCTCAAAGACTTGAAGTTGATTTGCCAGTTAGCAAAGATGCAATGCCAGTTGACGGTCCAACCTCAGAATCAGTTCACGAAGATACTTTGATGCCTTCTAAGGGCAAGAAGAAAAAGAAAGACGAGTCGGAAAAATCCGATTAGGCGACACGCCGAATCCATTGCGATTAGCACAATAGTGGTGTAATCCCACTGTGTTATTTTGAATCAATCAAGACTAGCGGAATGTTGCCCTGTTCAATAACAGGAACGGCACCCGCTCTGTTTGCACATAGGAGTTAGTGTGGCGTTTTCTCGCACTCGCAAAATGGTTAATCTCAACATTGAGGAAACCAGCGGAGTAGATTACCCAGCCCATCTACATGATGGTTGGTTGGTTATGAAAGCGGCAAACCCTTCAGACGTACAAACAGTTCTTGAATCATCCGTTTCCAAGGAGGACTCCGTGTCGGAGAGCATCGAAAATCGGCTAGAAGAAGCCTTAGAACTTCTTACAAAGGCTGAAGAACGTATTGCCGAACTGGAAGAGGCTACCGAAGAAGTCGCAGAGGAAACAACCGAAGCGCCAGCAGAGGAAGCCCCCGTTGAGGAAGAAGACGTAATGAAGTCTCTACCTGAACCAGTTCAAAAGGCATTTGCAGTATTGCAAAAACAAGCAGAAGAAGCACAGGCAAAGGCTGACGAAGCCACAACTGTTCTTCACAAAGAGCGCGAGGCACACGCAGATGCCGAAGCAATCGAAAAGGCTCGTGGTTGGTCACATCTATCACTAGACGCACAAGAAGTAGGCCCAGCCCTTCGCCGTCTAGCACAGATTGACGAAACACTAGCAAAGTCAGTTACAGAAGTTCTTGAGAGTGTAAACGCTCAGGCTGAATCTGCTGACATCTTTGCCGAAATTGGTCGCACGACTGGTACTTCTGGCAACGCATTTTCCCAGTTGGAATCAATGGCTAAGTCTGCTGTTTCCGAAGGAAAAGCGTCAACTGTAGAGCAAGCACTTGCTGACCTTGCAGTTGCCGAACCATCACTGTACTCACAGTACCTCAACGAGAAGGGTGCCTAACTCATGGCATACGAATTCAGTAACTACAGCGTAAAGGCAACACTCGTTGCGGGTGCAGACCTTTCCGCAAAGCAATACAACTTCGTTAAGTTGAATTCATCTGGACAGGCAATCGCAGTAGCCGCCGCTACTGACCTTCCAATTGGAATTCTTCAGAACGCACCAACATCAGGACAAGAAGCAGAAGTTCTTATCTCTGGTGGTTCCAAGTTGGTTCTTGGTGGCACCGTTGCCGCCGCCGCAATTGTTAGCCCATCGTCTGCTGGCGCTGGTGTAGCAATCGTTCACGGAACTGACACAACTAAGTACGCTATGGGTCAAGCCATCACTGGTGGGGCTTCAGGCGAAATCGTAACTGTTGTAGTGAACTGCTCTAACGCAGGTCGCGCGGCTTAACCGAGAAAAGGATAATTACACATGGCACAGCCACATTTGAATAGCGTCCACGTTGATGCAATTCTGACAAACATCTCGGTAGCATATATGCAAAGAGCCGAAAACTACATTGCAGACAAGGTATTCCCAGTAGTACCTGTTGACAAGAAGAGCAACAAGTTCTTCAAGTACACCAAGAACGATTGGTTCCGTGACGAAGCACAGCGCCGTGCAGATGCAACTGAATCCGCTGGTTCGGGCTACAGCCTAACCACTGATTCATACAATGCTGACGTATGGGCTTTCCACAAGGATGTGGGCGACCAGACACTTGCTAACGCAGATGCTCCGTTGTCACCACTTCGCGAAGCCGCTGAGTTCGTTACTAACCGCCTACTTCTTCGCCGTGAGATTCAGTTCGTTTCTGATTTCGTCACAACTGGCGTATGGGCAAATGACGTAACTGGTGTTGCAGGTACTCCTTCAACTGGAGAAGTTAAGCAATGGTCTGACTTTGCTAACTCTGACCCACTAGAAGACGTAGAAGCAGGTAAGGAAACAGTTCTTGGAACTACAGGATACGAGCCAAACACACTTGTTCTTGGCTATCAGGTATTCCGTAAGTTAAAGAATCACCCAGACCTAGTTGACCGCATCAAGTACACATCATCCAACGTAATCACCGAAGAAATGATTGCTCGTATGTTTGGTGTTGACCGCGTGCTTGTCGCTAAGTCAGTAAAGGCAACAAACAAGGAAGGCGCGTCAGACGCAATGGCATTTAATGTTGGCAAGTCTGCTCTTCTTTGCCACGTTGCTCCAAATCCTGGCCTTATGACTCCATCCGCAGGTTACATCTTCTCTTGGAATGGTGTATCTGGCGGTCTTGGACAGACCATTGGTACTTCACAGTTCCGTATGGAAACCATTAAGGCAAGTCGTGTTGAAGCCGAAGTAGCGTTTGACAACAAGGTTGTTGCCGCTGACCTAGGTTACTTCTGGACAACCATCGTAGCCTAATGACTACGAAGCAGTATCGTGAGGTACTGCGCCCATTCGAACAGAGTGGGACTCTGCTAACAGCAGGAGATACCGTTGAGGTATCAGGCTGGAAGCACGCCGATAAGTTAGTAACTATGCGGTATCTGAGTCCCACTCTTTTGAAGGGCGTTGAACCCACAGAAGAGAAAAGCACACCAAAGGCTCCTGCTAAAAAGAAGGCAGTTGTCGAGGAAGATTCCGAAGCATAAGCAGTGGGGCGACCTTCACGGAGGTCGCCCTTTCTGTTTCTAGAAAGGCTTAAAATGACATTTAGTTACTCAGGCAATCCATCCAGTTCGAGTCTGGATTTAGTTCGTTTCCTTTTACAGGATACGGATTCTACTGATGTACTTTTAAGCAATGAAGAAATCAATTACCTGATTGCTACTTGGACTAACCCTTACGAAGTTGCACGAGTTGGAGCAGAGACCATTTCTGGTCAGTTCACTCGCCTTGCAGATTCAACCTCTAAGTCGGTAGCAGATTTATCTATTTCCAAGTCTTACTCAAATAAGGCTGGTCAGTACCGTGAGTTGGCAATTCAGATTGCTAACCAGCGTGCTCGCTTGTATCCATCAGCCCCAGTTGTAAATGCAAATTCACTTAAGGCAAGCAGGGAACGTACTTACGATTCCCGCAAGAGCGATTTCTACGTTGGTATAGACGACAACAGGGGTAGTTAACCATGGCTATTGACCCTGAGTTGGCTGAAATGATGCAAGATAGTGCAACATTTTTTGCTGAAAGTTCCCGTGACGCTTATGGAAAGACCACTTTTTCGGGCACATCCCAAAGTGTAACTGGACGCCTTGCCTACAAAACTCAAATGATGAAAGACATGAATGGTCGAGACGTTGTTTCAGTTGGAAAATTTTCTAGTTACGGGGCTGTATCACCGTCAGTAACCGTAAAGCACAAAATGGTTGTAGACGGAATAACCGTTCCCATCATTGCTGTTGATAGCATTACTGACGAAACTGACTTAGAGCATCACGTCATTATTTACTTTGGTGCTTAAATGGCTAAAGCAAACATTAACACTAAAAAAAATTCCAAACTTTCCCCCCACATTCAGGTTGAGGGTTTAGCCGAACTTGTAAATGGCTTGGTTCAGGCTGGCAGAGAAACAGATGTACGCAACTCATTTTCCATGGCTCTAGCCGAAGAAGCGTCAGTTGTTTTTGCTCGCTCTCAAATGCTTGTTCCAGTTGATACTGGTGTTTTGAGAAGTTCTGGATACGTTTCCCCAGTTCAAGCCGATGGAAAAACCTCCTATGTTGAGATTTCCTACGGTGGACCTGCTTCGGCTTATGCAATGATTGTCCATGAAGGTTTTGCACGTCACGCAGAACCAACTCAACGCAAGTATCTAGAACAACCTCTTTACGAACGTGCACCAACATTTAGCAGAAACATTGGTACGCGAATGAAAGACATATTATTAAGGATTCCTCGTGGCTAATACAATTTTAGAAGCAGTTGGCAATTACTTAGTTGCTCAGGGTCAAGGCACACTTGGAACAAATTTGTTCCTTAGCCGTATGCCAGAAACCCCAGATGCGTGCGTTTGTGTTTATGAGAGCGAAGGCGGTATGCCTGAGTTCACCATGGGAACCACAATCCTAGACAATCCAGCAATTCAGATTATTGTGCGGGGCACACGGGAAGATTACGTCACCGCAAGAGACAAGGCTGAAACCATACGCCTTTTGCTGGCTTCCGTGGCTAACCAGACCTTATCTGGAGTTATTGTGCTTAGAATTGCTCCTATTGGCTCGATTTTGCCTATGGGACTTGATAAAAATGACCGTCCAATGATTAGCACAAACTACAGAGCAATTGTTTCCACATGACCCCACGAGAGTTAGCCTGTATTCAAGCCATAGATGCCTGTATCTCACAGTTGCACGCTATTCGGCTTGCATTAGCAACGACTCTTGCAGAACCAAAAAATGAAGAAAATAACGACACGCCAGAGGTCTGTACTCACCCAAAACTACAAACAGTTGCAACAATGGGTGGAGGAAAGGTGTCATTTTGCCTAGATTGCGAAGTGCAATTTGAGGTGACACAGTGACCGAAGGGAAAGACGTTTATGGCAAGAGTGAAAGAACTGATGACCTCCCTAGATGCTGGAGATGCAACAGAATTATCGCCCTCTCAGTTACAAGACCTTGGAGTATCAGATGCTCAAGGTGCAAAGCAGAAAACGGCGCTAAATAGCGAACTTGAATTCCTTATTCAACGGGGAACCAGTGGACGAGTTCAATGTCCCGTTTATTTTGTTCTAGATGAAGTAGATTCCGAAATCTACAAAAAACTAACAACTCTTATAGACGAAACTCAGGTTTCAGCAAGTAAAATTTCCGCATTGCTTACAAAATACGATTTGTCAGTTAGCCATTACGCCATTCAACGCCATAGGCGAAGATTTAAAGGTGGCGGTTGCAGGTGTCCTAAATGACATTTGACGAAGAAGTAAATCAACTTCTTGAACCCGTAGAAGCGGGCAGAACCCTTGAACCTAATCGCAAGAAAAACGCTGATTGGTCATCTGGATTCCAGTGGAATGGCGATGCTGGAACCGTAACCACCGACCCAATTGCAGGAACCGACCCACCACAGTGGAGCGCCGTTCTATCTATCTTTGAATTAAACCCTGATGAGTTCGAAATTGTTGAACCAGTGCTTTTCAATGCTTGGCACGGTGGCTCCCCAGAGGGTCCAGTTTTGTATCGCCAATGGAAAGCCAAGGTAATTCGCAAAGTTCGGCAGGATACCGTTGATGTATCAGAACTTATTGATGAAATTAAGAAGCACAAACCAGCAAAGAAAGAAATAGCCACAGCCGAAGGTTCTTTTTGTGTAGTTCTAGCCGATTGGCAGATTGGTAAAGAAGGAACCACTGCAACAGTTCACCGAATCCTTAAGGCTATTGATGACGTTGAATCTAGAGTTAAGGAATTACGCAAACTAGGACGACCACTAGGTTCCCTGTATGTTCTATGGACTGGAGACGCCGTTGAAGGATGTATTGGTCATTACGAAATGCAGGTATTTTCCACTGAGTTGGATAGGCGCGAACAAGTAAAAGTCACAAGGCGATTGCTCCGAGATGCTCTTATTCGCTGGTCAAAGATGTTTCCTGAAGTTGTAGTTGTAGCAGTTGGCGGTAATCATGGCGAGAACCGAAATTCGGGGGGCAAGGCTTACACCTCATTTGGGGACAACGATGACCTAGCCGTTGTTGAACAGGTTGCTGAAATTTTGGCTACCAATCCTGAGACTTATGGGCACGTCAAGTTCATAATTCCAAAAGACCATTTAACCGTCACAGTTGAAATTGCTGGTTGGATTCTTGGATTGACCCATGGTCACGTTGCCCGTTCAGGCTCCAACGCCGAAGCCAAGTTGCACGCTTGGTACAACAAAATGGCTGGCGGAAAACAAAGCGTAGGTAACTCGGACATTCTGGTTACTGGTCATTACCATCATCTGCGTCAGGCTGACTGGGGCGGTTGTATGTGGTTACAGGCACCGTCTTTGGATTCTGGTTCCGAATGGTGGCTTATGGTGAGCGGTGAGTCCAGCGAAGCGGGAGTTTTAACCTTTGCTGTCTATCCTGACCGCCGAGTAGCAGATTTGGAAGTTCTAAAATGATTGACCCACGAGACATAGCCGATACAGCCGTAGAACTGGTCTTTGGAGACCGTAACGATGACTATGGGCACCCGTTAGACAACCTAGACAGAGCGGCGCGTATCTGGTCTGTAATCCTCGGAATAGAGGTCACAGCGGAGCAGGTTTGCCTATGTATGGAGGGCATGAAAATAGCCCGTGAAATTCACAAGCCCAAGATGGACAATCCCGTTGACGGCATTGGATACTGGCTTACTTTAGCCATGATTAGGCAGGAAAGATTAGAGCGCGAAATCCTTAAAAATGAGGGTTTAACTAAACCATAGTTGTGGTACCATTAAAGTGTCGGAAGGGGACACCATGGGTATTCAAATAGGTTCTAAAATTAGCGTTGAGTTCGATGCTGAACAAATAGCCCAACTAGATAACATTCTTCAATCTGCTGAAGCCTTTCTTTACAACGAAGAAGGCTCAGAAGCGCGCAAGGCTCGTTTAGAAGACCAAATCTCCAACATTTACAAGGCAATTCATGGGGCTGGTTATCGCTAATCTCAACTACGGTTGTGGTATGATATTTATAGAAGGGAAGGGTGGTCACAGTGGCTCAACAGGCAGTTTGTAAAAAGTGCGGTAGCAGTTCAGTTTTCTGGCACAAAAATCGGAACGAAAAGTGGGTTTTGTGTCAATCTAAGTCTGAGCAGTATGACAACGGTGTAGGTAGTTGGATTGAGCCACACTTTTGCGATGGCAAGGGATTTAGTGTTGAAGAGTCAATTCAGGCTTACGAATCTTGCATAGACGCTATCTTTAACCCAGAATCCAATGAAATTGACTACGGGAAATTAAACGCTCAGTTGAAATCTTTGCGGAGCGCTCTTAAAGAAAACGTCCCAAGTATCCCAGTTGAAGTTTTTAAAGGTCGGAAGGTTCCAGTGGGAACTGTCGGAGAAATCTCATGGGTTGGGATTGACTCATTTGGAAACGTAAAAGTAGGAATTAAAGACGCTCAAGGTGAAGTTCAATTCACTGCCGTCAGCAACGTCAAGTTGGTTGAGTTTGCAGAAAACTAAATAATCATCTAGGGTAAAGGTAATTCCTAAAGGGAATTGCTTATCACTCCCTTCATTGTGATAAAAACGCCGAGTCTCAAAAAGGCTCGGCGTTTCCTTTTGGCGTGTCGTGTCGTGATTGTATGCTTCAAACAGCGAACGTGACCTCGTGTCCCCAGCCATTTCTCGTGCCCAATGTGGTCTTATGGCAGGGGTTTCGCCTTGCCGTAAGAGAGGACAAGAAGTGGCTAAGTATCGTGTACTTGTTGGCTTGGATTATCCACCTAACAAGCGTGCTGAAGCAGGGGACGAAGTATCCGACCTGCCCAGTTCCTCAATCACATGGCTTTTGGCTGACGGTCTAATTGAAGCAGTTGACGGAAAAACTTCCAAGAAAACTGTCGTTGTTCCAGAACCAGAGCCAGAGCCAGAAGCAGTTGAAGAAACTGTTGCTGTTGAAGAATCCGAAGAAGAGGTTGCTGAATAATGCCTACTTTCCGTCACGGTAAAAAGACAGCAGTTCTTTTTGGTAATTACAATCTTTCTTCATACTTAAATGAAGCGTCAATGTCCAGTTCATCGGAAACTTCCGAAACTACAGCATTTGGCGATGACGCAAAGACCTACATAACATCCCTACAGGACGCCACGGTTTCCCTAAGCGGAATGTTTGAAGGCGAAACAAATGACACAACTCTAAACAGTGCGTTGACAAATGAAAGTTCAACACTTGTAACTATTTGCACCACTGGATTGGTTGCTGGAGAGCCTTGCTTCTTTGGAGTAACACGCTCGAACTCATATGAAATTTCCTCACCAGTTGCAGACGTGGTAACAGTTACCTCAGATTTGCAATTAGACGGGGGAATAAAAGCAGGAAAAATCATTGCTGGTGGAGTAACGGTAGCGTCAGGCGCAACCGCCAATTCAACCGTAAATGACAACACTAATAGCAGTGTTGCTGGATTAGTAGCAAATTTACACGTTACTGCTAATGATGGAAATGGTTCAACCACTATAAAGTTGCAACATTCCTCAGATAACAGCACTTTTGTAGATTTAATTACTTTTACAGTTGTGTCTGCTGGTGTTGAAACATCAGAACAAAAATCTGCATCAGGAACAATCAACCGTTACTTGCGTGCAAACGCAGTTGACACTGGTTCTACTGGTGCAATCACCTACTCACTGGCAATCTCACGGAGGTAATACCACTATGCCAACATTTCGTCACGGTAAATCCGCTCGCTTTGAATTAGACAACGCGGCTGGAACACTTGTAAACCTTTCAGATGTAATTGAAGACATTTCGTTTTCACGTTCATTAGAAACTGCTGAAACCACAACTATGGGTAACAGCGCAAAGTCCTACATCACTGGTCTATCCGATGCAACCATTTCTGTATCTGGCAAATTTGACGGAACTATTGACGCTCAGATTAACGCTATTCAGGCTGGTCTATCCGATGGAACTGTCACAAGTTCCTCTTGGACTTACCGCGCTAACAGCGGAACAGTTGCATCAACAAACCCTGAGTATCAGGGCGAAGCACTCATCACATCTTACGAAGTATCCGCTTCCGTTGGTGACGTTGTAACCTTCTCACTTGAGTTGCAGGTTACTGGCGCCATCGTTCGCGATGTTACTCCGTAATACATAACTAAATAAAAACGTGGCTTTAGTGCCCCTAACCTCAAGGAGAAAAAGTGTCCATCCGTGACCAAATCTTAGCAACAGACGATATTCCAAAGAAAATCGTAGATGTCCCTGAATGGGGAATGTCTATTGAAGTTCGCGGAATGACTGGTGCTGACCGTACAGCAATTCTGGAAAGTGCAGTTAATCCGACTACTGGAGCAGTTGATTTAAAAATCATGTATCCAGATATCGTAATTGCTTCTGCACATGACCCAGAAACGGGTGAGAAAATTTTCTCTCCTTCAGACCGAGATGTACTAATGGCTAAATCTGCCACCGCTTTAGACCGTTTGGCTGAAGCAGGTATGCAGGTCGGAGGTTTGTCAAAGGAAGCAAGCGATGATGCAGGAAAGCGATTTCCTGACTCATCCGACTCGTAGATTCGTCTTTGACTTAGCCGAGAAATTGGGTAGGACGGTGGGGGAACTGTTATACGGTTCCCCCAACCATCGTCCCATTACAGCCCATGAGTTGATGGAATGGGAATCTCTGCACAATTTAAGGGCTGAAGAGGAACGTAGAGCCAATAGGCGGAAAGGTTAGACAGTGGCAGACGCAATCGTAACGGATGTACTAGCCCGTATATCCGCTGACGCTTCTAACTTTGTTCGTAACATGAACCAAGCGGCTCAATCCGCTGACGCTTTTGGCGGTTCATTAAAAAACGCTGGCGCTTCTATGAATGGTGCTAATCAGCAAATTCAAAATTTTGCTGGTGGCGCTGGTATTGCCCACAAAACATTAGTGGGACTGGGTGCTGTTAGCGCTATTGCTGGCGGAGCCATTCTTGCTTTTGGCGTTAAATCTTTTCATGCCGCCGCGCAGGTAAACGAAATGGACGTTGCCATGCAAGCAGTTGGTAAATCAACTGGTCTTGGTTACAAAGCAATGCGTGAAGCGACACTTGCAGTTCGTGACAACGGTATTGAAATGGCGGCGGCGCAACAAATGGTTTTGTTGTATGCCAAGGCTAATTTACAGTTATCGGATTCATCTAAGGTAGCCCGTGTTGCTCAAGACTTAGCAGTTTTATCGGGAGCAAACTCCACGGACACCGCAATGCGTTTAACTTACGCAATTATGAATCAAGACACCTTAATGTTGCGTCACTTGGGTATTACCAAAACTGCGTCACAAGCCTTTGAAGAATACGCCCGCGCCAACAATACAAGCGCTAAAGCCTTAACTGAGTTCGAAAAGAAACAAGCAATTACTAACATGGTTATTGCTGAAGGTGCTAAAGTTGCTGGCGTTTACGAAGCGGCGATGAAAGAACCAGCAAAAGTTTTACGTTCGTTCCCCCGTCTGTTTAATGAAGTTCAAGTTGCAGTTGGACAAGGATTAACACAAGCATTTGGACCTTTAATCCTTAGCACTTACAATGCAGTTAAAGCATTTACTTCGCTAGTTCGTGAAGGTGGAGCGCTTACTCCAATAGTTGATGCTGTTGGTAGAGCGTTTACTTACATGGTTGCCCCAATTACTGCTGGAATGAACGCCTTAAAAAAGTTTTTAACTGGAATTCAAGAAACTTCTAACACTGTTCAGATGTATCGTGAGCGTGTTCTTGGAGTAGTTGGCGCAAGTAACGAGATGGAAATAAAAACTCGTAAACTTGCTGAAAGTTTTGCTCAATTTCTTCCAGTTATTGCCGCAGTTGGAACTGGTTTAAGTATTTTCTTTGGAAGAAGTCTTTTGTCAGGAATTCCTATTATTGGAAATCTTGTCGGTGGCATAAATCCTTTACTTGGAGCCTTAATAGCCTTAGTTTTAACAACCCCACCTTTGCAGGAAGCATTTGTTAATCTTTTTAAAGCCTTTGCTCCATTAAAAGACATGGGACTTGAATTAGCGCAATTATTTGGCGGTATTTTCTCTCTTGCTATTGCTACTTTGGTTGGCGTAATAAATGGTTTGGCTACTGTTATTTCAGTTGTAACAAACTGGATGGCAAGAAATAAAGACATGGTTTATGCCCTAGCAGTTGGTATTGGCGTAGCGGTAATTGCTTTTCAGTTGTATACAAACTGGGCAAGAATTTCTGGAACAGTTACCGATTTCTTAAAAGGAAAATTTGTCGCTTTAACCGCCGCAATTAGTTGGCCTATTGTTGCTATTGGTTTATTAGTCGCCGCTTTTGTATTCCTATGGCGTACATCAGAAACATTCCGAAACGTAATGACTCAAGTTATTGACCAAGTTGCCAAGGTAGTTGGCGCTGGAATTGCTTTTGTACTTAATACTTTTGCTGGATTACTTGAAGGTTTTGCAAGCGTAATGGGTCAAGGTGGAGCATTTAGAGACTTATTTATTATGGTATTTAACGGAATCATAAGAGTGGTTGGGTTTGTAATTGCTGGAGTAATTCAATACTTTGCCGATTTACTTCTTGCTTATTCTGAAGTGATGAAATCTGGTACTCCGCTTGCAAAGGCTATGACTTCTGTATTTACTTACATTGGTGAAGTAGTTAGAAGCCTTGTAGTTTACGTTATTGAAGCATTTGCTCTTTGGGTAGGTACATTTGCTGGTTTGCTAGAAGCAATTGGAGCATTTGGGCAAGGGGCTACTCAAGGATTTAACAAACTTGGAGATGTAATTTCCGATTTTGCTAGAGGTGCTTTAAGAATAATAGGAAAACTTCTTACAGGAATCTTTAGCGCCGCTAGAAAAATGGTTACTGGAATTGTAGATGCCATTAGAGGTGTATTTACTGGAGGAAGTAACAGCGCAGAAGAAGCCGCTAGAAGTATTGGCAGTTGGACTGATTCTGTATTTAGATTTTCAGATGCAGGTGCAAGAGCATTAAGAGGAGTTCAAACAGGGCTACAAAACACTGCAAACAGAATTTCTCGAATAAACATAGGAAATTTTAATGAAGGTTTTATTGACGGTCTTGCACGCGGTTCCGCAACTGTTGGAAACTTTTTAAATGGAGTTGCTCAAAGAATTAGAGATTTTGCAAATAGAGACTGGGGCACTGGAATTGCAGACACTCTAGTTAGCGCCGCTCTTGTCGCGGCCGCATGGTTAAGAAGCGCCGCAACTTCGGTACTTGATTTTACTCAAGAAGGATTTACTCAAAATCTTACAGAAGGAATTTCTGGATTCCTAGACCTTGTTGAAGGAATGTTTGCAAATACTCAAAATGCTGTTGCTGGCGGAGCAGAGACTATTTTTGACCCAATTACAGATGCTATGGATGACATTGCTGACGGCGCTGACGGAGCGGCTCAAAGAGCGGCTGACCGACTTAAAAGAATTACTGACGCCGCTAAATCCGCTCTTTCTGAAATTCAAAAACAAGCGCAAGAAGTTTTGGCTTTTTCAGACCAAGTTAAAAAGGGAATTAATGACTTTGGCGGTATAGCGAGTCTTGCTCCTGAGCAAGGTGTTCCAGTTACCGCAAACATGATTATTGACAATATGCGTCAGCGTCTTGCCAAAATTACTAAGTTTGGTACTGACTTACGCACTCTTGCTGGTCTTGGTCTTAACAACGCATCACTTCAAGAACTTATCCAAGCGGGTCCTATTGCAGGTGGCGCTATGGCGGCCGCTCTTGTTAAAGAAGGTCAATCTGCTGTAAGTCAAGTTAATAGTTTCCAAAGCGGTATTGACCTTGCAGGTTCGGCAATTGGTGACATCGCCGCTCGTTCTCAGTTCGGAATGGGTACTGCCGAAGCACAAGGGGTAGTAAACACCACTATTGAAGTTCGAGAAGGTGCAGTTCAAATTGTCTTTGGTGACAACTTAGATAATGAAACAAGAAGCGATATTAGAGACACAATTAATGCGGCGATTACCGAAGCAATGGCTCAACTAGCCCGTGAACTAACAAATTCGAGGACTTCATAATGGCTGTTTCAACTATTCGTCCAAATGCAGAAAGCACTGGAGTTGCTAACTTTTTAAAGGTTGGAGCGGCGGCTACTAAAGTTGCTGGTCTTGCTGATGACGTAAATACCACTGGTATTAAAAAAGACGGTTCTTTAACTGGAACCCAGCGCTGTTCATTTACTTTCCCAGATAGCGTTTCTTTATCTGCCACTCAAAGAGTTCGCCAAGTTAGATTGCGTATTAAAGCAAAGACCTTAGACAGCACTGGTAAATTTGACGCTCAGTTGGGTATTCTTCTTAGCGGTACTGCTAGTTACACAACTCCAATTGCTGTCCGTGGTGAGTATTTAACTGAAACTTTATTTACAGGTCCTTGGTACTCAACTTCTCCAGATGGTCAAGAATGGACACAATCTAGATTAAACGGCATACGCGCTCAATTTAGCGAGTATCGAGAAGATACTTTTCAAGCCACTTTAAATGAAGTTTATGTAGACATAGATGTCGCTAATGAACCAACCGTAAACATTACTGCCCCAGCAGGAACAAGCGCTGGAACTACTGCAACAATCACAATTGCTTCTCCAGCAGTTGTTACCAATAACGCTCATGGGTTAGCAGTTGGAGCGCCTGTTTATTTTACAACCACAGGAGCCTTGCCAACTGGCTTAATAGTAAATACCATTTATTATGTAACAAATCCACTTACAAATACTTTTAATCTTTCTACTACTTACGCAAATGCTGTTGCTGGAACAAAAATTAACACCAGCGGAACCCAATCTGGTACTCATACAGTGTTTCCAACAACCGTTGTATCAACTACTTCATCTCCAACAATTGAATGGACTTACACAGATTCAGATGGAGACCAACAGGATTACTACCAAATTAAGTTTTTTACCGCCGCACAGTTTGGAGCAGTTGGATTTAATCCAACAACCTCTATTCCAATTTATGATTCTGGAGAAATTGCTTCAGGAGACTTTAGCACTGGTATAACCGATGGAACACTTCTTGTAGATGGTGTTTATCGTGTTTATCTACGCAGTGGAAAAGTTATTGCTGGAAACATTCTTTATTCTCAATGGGATTTTAATACATACACTCAAGATGTTATTACACCAACAATTCCAACTTTGTCTGCTACTTACAATTCAAGTTTAAATTATGTAAGCCTTAGTGCAGTTGGAGCGAGTGTTGTTGCTTTAGGTTTTGACTCACAATACTTTCAAATTCAGCGCTCAGATGACGGAGCAAATACTTGGGTTGATGTTAGAGGAGCCGATGCCTTAGTACCAGATAATACATTTACTGTTTCTATTACTGACCATGAAGCACCAAGAGGGCAAAGTGTCATATATCGCGTTGTGGCTGTTGGTGTTTTGGGAGAAAATTTATCTACATCAAACTATTCTGCTAATTTAACTGTTGCAATCTCAAATGATGCTACATGGTGGTTTAAGGCAGTAAACGATTCTGTCTTAAACATAGGCGGAGTCAGAGTTGCAAATGGAATTCAAGAAGGATTTACCGAATCTGTTGCGGTATTTAGACCACTTGGTAGAACTACACCAGTTGTAGTTGGCGGTTATGTTTACGGAAATGATGGTCAATACACAATTACAACCATCAACGATAGCGAATTTAATTTGCTAGAAACTATTTTGCGTTATCAAGGAAAACTTCTTGTTCAAGACCCATACGGAACACAAAAATACGTTCGTTTAGTTTCTCGTTCTTGGCAAATGGGAGGGACTTCGGGTAGAAGAATTAGGCGCGTAAGTGTTGATTATGTAGAAATTGAGGGGTATTAATGTATGCCGTAACCCCTGAATTTTTAGAAACAATTCGCTATACCCACAATAGTTCTATACGAGTTGAAGTTCGGTCAGGAGATAGAACCGTACTTGTTCTGTATCCTAATTCTGGAAATGTAACAGTTGATTCTAGGAATCTAGCCCGTAGAACATTAAGTCTTTCGTTGGCAGATTCTTCAACAAGAAATACTGTAGTTAGAGTTCCTATTTACAATACTTATTCAGACGTTGCTGATGAGTATGTAGATTATGCCACTATTGATAGTTTTGTTTCTGCTTATCCAGTCCTAAAATTTATTTCTCGCTATGACGTTGATTTGCCACCAGCAGAATTCGTTCCAGAAACAGGATTTTCTCCATTAAGCCCATTTGGTAATGAAATTCACGTTTGGCGCGGTGTTGCCTACGATGATGGCTCAGTTGAAGAAGTTCCTCTTGGGGTTTTTATTATTACCAATGTTGAAGTTTCTGATAATGACCAAGGTGTAACCATTAACGTCAATGGAGTTGACCGCTCATTAAAGATTTCTAGAAATCGTTGGACTTCACCTTATGTTGCACCTGCTGGAAACTTAGTTAGTGTTTTATCTGAAATTTTAGAAAATAGATTTACCGACATTGAATTAGATTTACCCGCCGTTGATTTGCAAATTAATCAACTTGTATTTCAAACAGGAACCGACCCTTGGGCTGGAGCGGTATCAGTAGCGGAAAAATCTGGATACGACTTGTATTTTAACCCTGAAGGTGTTTGTTCAATGGAAGCCTTCCCAGACCCAAGTACCGCAACACCATCTACTTATTACATCGAAAATGAAGAAGCAATGCTTCTTGGCATTAATCGAAGATTGACTACTGAGTACACATACAATGGCGTTATTTTGACTGCCGAAGGTACTGCAATGTTAGAGCCTTACAGGGCAGAAGCATGGGATGATGACGTAAACTCTCCTACCTATCGGTACGGTCCATTCGGTGAAGTTCCAATTTTCCTAACTTCTACTTTGTTGACTAGCCCTGAAGTTGCTCAATCTTCTGCCCAGAAACTTTTAGGTCGCTACACAGGTGCGGCGGAGGAAATTTCATGGTCTCAGATTGTTAATCCAGCCCACGATGTTTATGACATTGTTCAAGTTCAGAACTCTGGAACCAGAATTAACGTGGTTTTAATTATTGACTCTATGTCAATTCCCTTGTCCCCTACCGAATCAATGTCTGCAAAGGCTCGCTCAGTTCGTTTCCTAGCGGCAAACGTAGGCATTAATTAGGTAAAATTATGAGATTCGCAAAAGGAGATTTCTAAATGGCAACAACCAC